ACAATAAACATGACAACAGTAGGATCGAATACTCTTGCAAGAGCAGGAAGAGCTAGAATTACTTCTATTCAAGGATTAGGTATAGCATCATCTACAATTATTTTTTATGATTCATCAGATGCTTCATCACCAGGAACAGCAGTAGCTACTTATAATTATGGTACTGAAGGTTTAGAAGTTTATGTTCCAGGTTCTGGTATTAAGTTTGAAAATGGTATTGTTTATAATTTAGCAGGAGCAGGTGGAAGCATTACAGTAACTATAACAGGAGCTTAATGGCAACTTCAGGAACTACAGTCTTTGAAAAAAATTTTGCTATCGATGATATAATCACCGAAGCTTATGAAAGATTAGGACGTTTTGATTATTCTGGAAATGATATAAAATCTGCAAGACGTTCTTTAAATATAATGTTTCAAGAATGGGCTAATAGAGGTTTACATTTTTGGGAAGTTGCAAACAATGATATTACTTTAGTTTCAGGAAAAGCAGAGTATACAATGTTTAGATCAACATCTGATGGAACTTCAGATGCAACAGCAGTATATGGTGTTGATGATGTATTAGAAGCTGTATACAGAAACTCTTCTTCTACAGATTTTCCATTAACAAAAATAAATAGATCTGCATATCAAGGTCTTTCTAATAAAACAAATACAGGAATTCCTACACAATATTTTGTACAAAGATTTATAGACAAAGTAACTATTACTTTATATTTAACTCCAGGTTCTTCTGAAGCCGGAAACAAACTTAATTTTTATTATGTAAAAAGAATTCAAGATGCTGGAAACTACACTAATGAAGCAGACGTACCTTATAGATTTGTACCATGTATGTGTGCAGGTTTAGCTTATTATCTTTCTCAAAAAGTAAAACCAGAAATTACACAACAAATGAAATTATTATATGAAGATGAACTAAAAAGAGCATTAGAAGAAGATGGTTCACCTTCAAGTTCTTTTATAACTCCAAAAACTTATTATCCAAATGTCTAATTTATCTAGAGGAAAATACGCACAATTTATATCTGATCGTTCTGGTCAAGCATTTCCATATAGTGAAATGGTTATTGAATGGAATGGTGCACGTGTGCATACATCAGAGTTTGAAGCAAAACATCCACAGCTAGATCCAAAACCAACTACTGCGGATGGACAAGGTTTAAGAAATGCAAGACCACAAACTTTTACATTAGCCTCTGGTGGAGGAGGAGGAATAGCTGTAGATTTAACTTTACCTGCACCATTTTCTTTTTCATCTGAGGGAATGGTTCCTGATGATGGAAGTATAGTTAATTCAAAAAGAGAAGCACATGTTAGTTTAGGAAATGTAGAAATAACTGGAGCAACTTCAATTACAGAAACCTATGCAGTTACCGTTGCTAATCCAGGTTCTGGAAATAAATATTATATTGATGGAGTTCAACAAGCTACTTTAAATTTTACAAAAACTAATTCATATAAATTTGATCAATCAGATTCTACAAATGGTGCAGGAGGAACTCATCCATTAAGATTTTCCACAACTTCAGACGGAACTCACAATAGCGGAACTGAATACACAACGGGAGTTGTAACTTCTGGAACTCCTGGTCAACCTGGATCTTATACTTTAATAACTGTTGATGCAAGTGCACCTAGTACGTTATACTATTACTGTAGCAATCACTCTGGAATGGGAGGCCAGATAAATATATCATAATGACATACGCAGAATTAATACAAAAAATTAGAGATTATACAGAAGTAGATGCAAATGTTTTAACATCTACTATTATTGATGGAATTATTAGTGATGCAGAATTTAGAATATATAGAGATGTAGATTCTGACAATAACCGAAGATACGCAACAGCAAATTTAATTACTAATGATAGATTTATTGCAAGACCTGCAGGATTATTAGTTATAAGATCAGCTCAAATAGTTGATTCTGATGGTGTAGGTGCTTCAGATAATAGAGAATTTTTAGAATATAGAGACACTAGTTTTATGTCAGAATTTAATCCTACTGGAGCCACAGGAGTACCTAAATATTATGGTAACTGGGATGCAGATACAATAGTAGTAGCACCTACTCCAAATGCTACTTACACAATTCAGTTAAATTATATCTTGAAAGATCCGGGTTTATCGAGTACAAATACAACTACATACATAAGTCAAAATTTTCCCAATGGTTTATTGTATGCATGCTTAGTGGAAGCATTTTCTTTTTTGAAGGGGCCAAATGATCTCTTGCAATTATACGAAGGAAAGTATAAACAAGTATTAGAAGGCTTCTCCATTGAACAAATGGGAAGAAGACGACGAGATGAATATCAATCAGGTGTTCCTCGAGTCGGTGGAAAATAACTAAGGAGATAAATTATGGCTATAACACAAGCGATCGCAAACTCGTTCAAAAAACAATTACTAGAAGGTGATGCAAATTTTTCAAACTCTGGTGGTGATGTTTTTAAACTAGCTCTTTATACTTCTTCAGCAACTCTAAACTCAGCGACTACTGCATTTACAGCTACTAACGAAGTTGGAAATACAGGTACATACACTTCTGGTGGAGATAAGCTAACAGGTCAAAGCACAAACATTGGAACCGGTTCAGGTAAAGGTGTTGCGTTCGTTGACTTCGCAGATTTATCTTTTACAGGTGTAACGTTGACAGCTAGAGGTGCATTAATCTACAACACATCTTCTGCAGTTACTAATGCAGCAGTTGCAGTTTTAGATTTTGGAGCAGATAAAACAGCTACATCAGGAACTTTTACAATTCAGTTTCCGGCAGCAACGACTTCAGCAGCTATATTAAGAATATCGGGTTAAGGAGAAATTAAATGGCTTTAGTCATCAATGATAGAGTTAAAGAAACCTCTACCACTACTGGTACGGGCACTTTTACTCTTGCAGGAGCAGTAACAGGATTTGAAACTTTTTCTACTGCAATTGGAAATAGTAATACTACTTACTATGCAATTGTACATACAGCTAATGGAGAATTTGAAGTTGGATTAGGAACAGTAGGAGCTGGCACTTTAGCTAGAACTACTATTATATCATCATCAAATTCTGATAGCGCAGTAGATTTTGCAGCAGGTACAAAAAATGTTTTCTGTACTTCACCTGCATCTAAATCAGTTTTATTAGATGCTAGTGGTAATACAACACTAGGAGGAGATTTATCCGTTGGTGATGATCTTACAGTGTTAGGTGGTGTTATTGACTTTAAATCAAATAGTGGATCACCAGCTGCTTTAAGAATGTATTGTGAAACATCAAATGCACACTTTCAAACATTACAACCACAACCACACTCAGCTGCTGCTGCAAATACATTAAGACTTCCTGATAGTGGAGATAGTGGCACACAAGATTTAGTTGCTGTAGATATTTCACAAACACTAACAAATAAAACTTTAACAAGTCCAGTTTTAAATAGCACAATAAGTGGAACTTCAATTAAAGATGAAGATAACATGGCTTCAGATTCTGCTAGTCATTTAGCTACACAACAATCAATTAAAGCGTACGTAGATGCGGAAGTAGCTTCAGTTCCAGTAGGAGATATAACTTCTGTTGTAGCAGGAGATGGTTTAACAGGTGGAGCTACTAGCGGAGCTGCAACTTTAAATATTGGAGCAGGTAATTTAATTGACGTTCAAGCAGATCAAGTAGATGTAGATTTATCAGAGTTAACTACGTCAACATCAGACGGTGATGGAGATTTTTTTGCTGTAGTTGATGCAGCAAACGCACAAAAAAAATTAACAAAAGGTAATATTAATATTTCAGGTTTTAATAATGACAGTGGTTTTATTGATGGCTCTTCATTAAATGCAAGTAACCTAAGTTCAGGTACTGTACCAAATGCAAGATTAGACGCTCAACTTCAAGATGTTGCAGGTTTAGCTGTAACAGATGGAAACATTATTGTTGGTGATGGTTCAAATTTTGTTGCAGAGTCTGGAGCAACAGCTAGAACATCATTAGGATTAGGATCGGCTGCTGTATTAGATACAGGTATATCAAATACAAACGTGCCTAAATTTACTTCTGGTGTAGCAGACAATGATTTTTTACGAGTAGATGGTACAGCAATTGAAGGACGTTCTGCTGCAGAAGTATTATCAGACATAGGTGGTCAAGCTTCATTAACTTTTGGAATATCAAATACTAACGCAGTAAAAATAGATAGTTCATCAGTAGCTGATGATGAGTACGCTCGTTTTACTTCTAGTGGTTTAGAAAGTAGAAGCACATCTGAAGTTCTTTCAGACATTGGTGGTCAAGCTGCTTTAACTTTTGGAATAGCAAATACTAATGCAGTAAAAATAGACGATGCAGATGCTGCTGACAATGATTTTGCTCGTTTCACTGCTAGTGGTTTAGAAGGTAGAAGCGCATCTGAAGTTAGATCAGACTTAAGTTTAGTTGCTTCTGCAACAACTGATACAACTGACGCAAGTAATATTAGTTCTGGTACTTTAGCTAATGCAAGACTAGATGCACAATTACAAGATGTTGCAGGTTTAGCTGTAACTAACGGAGGTTTTATTGTTGGTGATGGTTCTAATTTTGTTTTAGAAACTGGAGCTACTGCAAGATCTTCTATAGGGTTAGGCACAGGAGATAACGTAGAATTTGAAGATACTCAAGTAGACTCTTTTGGAGTAGGGACTGCTCCGTCTGGAACTACTGGTGAAATAAGAGCTACTAATGATGTAACAGCTTTTTATTCTTCTGATAAATCTTTAAAAGAAAATATTAAAAATATTGAAAATCCTTTAGATAAAGTTAGTCAAATAAATGGTGTAACTTTTGATTGGACAGATGACTATATTAAACAACACGGCGGTGAAGACAAATATTTTGTTAGAAAAAATGACGTAGGTGTTATTGCACAAGAAATAGAAAAAGTTTTACCACAAGTAGTTGCAACAAGAGAAGATGGCATAAAAGCTGTTAAGTATGATAGAATTGTTGCTTTATTAATTGAATCTGTAAAAGAACTTAAAAAAGAAGTAGAAGAACTTAAATCAGGAGCTTAATTCATGGCCCTGGGAGTTACAGCATATTCAGAGGCACCTTTCGGTGCAGAAGCTTCAGATGTAATTGTATATCCATCAGGTATTGAATTAACAGCTAATGAAAATTCACTTATTCCTGTTGGAGATGTAGTTGCTAATCCAACTGGTCAAGCTTTAACTTCTACTTTAGCATCAGCAACTGGAGGTTCATCAGTTTTAGTTGCAACAACAGGTCAAGCTTTAACTGCAGCAGAGGGAACACTTGGTCAATCTTCAAACCAAGAAATTGACGTAACTGGTTTTGATTTAATTGTTAATAGTTTAGGAACCACTCAAGATACACTAAAGGCTTTTGGAGAAGCACCTTTTGCAACATTAAGTCCATCTACATTTAATATTCCAATTTCAATAGAAGGTACTGTAGGTGGTATTCTTGTAGGAACTACTTTACCTTTATCACTAGGCACAGTTGCAGTTACAGCAAATGCAAATGTTTCATTAACAGGTTTCTCATTAGCAATGCAGGAAGGCGATGAAACAGTAACTGGACAAGCAAATGTTTCGCTTACAGGATTTTCAACACCTTTAAATTTAGGAACTGCTATAGGATTTACTGATGTTACAATAGATGTAACAGGGATTGCATTAAATGCAAACTTAGGAACTGCTATAGGATTTACTGATGTAGATATTGCAATTACAGGTTTCCCACTAACAATGCAAGAAGGTGATGAAGCAGTTACTGGAAATAGTAATGTTACTGCAACAGCTTTACCTATGACAGCAGCTCTTGGTACAGCTGTTTTAGATGCCAACACTTTAATAGATTTAACTGGTTTCCAATTGACTATGCAAGAAGGTCAAGCAGAGGCAGACGATGCAAGTGCTGAAGTAACTGGAATAGCAATGACAATGGCTCAAGGAAGTACACAAAATATTATATGGAATCCAGTTTCTACAGGATCTGCTCCTGTTGATCCTCCAGGTTGGAAAGAAGTAGCTTGATTTTAGGTAAAAATAGAATAAAATTAAATATTAAGGAATTAAAATATGGCAAACGCAACTTCAGCTAATTTAAAATTAACAGTTCAAACAACCGGAGAAAACTCAGGTACTTGGGGACAGATTACTAATACTAACCTACTTATATTAGAGCAAGCAATAGGTGGTTATCAATCAATTGGAATTACTACAGCAGCAACTTTAACTTTTTCTAACGGTATTGTATCAAATGGAAAAAATCAGGTTATAAAACTAACTGGAACTATTACTGGAAATAAAAATGTAGTTATTCCAGATGGAATTGAAAAGACTTATATTGTAGAAAATGCAACAACTGGTGCCTTTACCGTAACTTTTAAAACCACTTCTGGTACGGGTTTTACTTTTGGTACAACTGAAAAAACTCGTGCAATACTTTATTCTGATGGCACAAATGTTGTTGAGGTAATAAACAATACACAAAATTTACAGGATTTATCAAATCTCGATAATGCAAATGGTAGTTTTATTGTAGGAGATGGTACTAATTTTGTTGCTGAATCAGGCTCAACAGTAAGAGATTCTTTAGGTTTAGGAACAACTAATAATGTAGAATTTCATGATGGTCAATTAGATTCATTGGGTGTAGGCACAACTCCCTCAGCAACAACAGGAGAAATAAGAGCAACTAATGATGTCACTGCTTTTTACTCTTCAGATGTTGCACTCAAAGAAAATATAACTAATATACCAGATCCAATAGAGTCTTTAAAAAAATTAAATGGAGTTTTATTTGATTGGAAAAAAGAATATATTGATAAACGAGGTGGTGAAGATGGTTACTTCGTTAGAAAAAAAGATGTTGGAGTTATTGCACAAGAAGTAGAAGAAGTATTACCAGAAGCAGTTGCTCAAAGATCTGATGGTATAAAAGCTGTAAAGTATGATAGATTAACTTGTCTATTAATTGAAGCAGTAAAAAAATTAAATGACAAAGTAGAAAATTTAAATAAGGAGAAAATGTAATGTCAGTTCCAAGTACAAATGTTGGATTATCAGATATTCAAACTGAATTCGGTGGATCTAATCCTATTTCACTTTCAGAATATTATGCAGGAGGATCAAATGTTTCTTCAGGAGCACCAGCACCTAACGGACCTATTCCAAGTTCAGGTCAAATAGCGATAGGACAATTTAGATGCGCTACAAATGCAGCATTTATTTCAGCATCAGGCGGAACAGAAACAACTGATGGTGATTACAAAATTCATACATTTACAGGACCAGGAACATTTACAGTTTCTTGTGCAGGTAATCCAGCAGGATCAGATACATTAGACTATTTTGTAGTCGCTGGTGGTGGCGGTGGTGGTCAAAATAATCCAGGATCTTACGCTAACAAACAATATGGTGGTGGCGGTGGTGGAGGATTTAGAGGATCTTCAAGTTGTTATCCTACTCCCAATCCTTTACTAGCTCCAGTATCAGGTTTAACAGCTTCAGCACAAGCTTACCCAATCACAGTTGGTGGTGGCGGTGGTGGTCAAACCAAAGGTAGTGATTCAGTTTTTTCTAGTATAACATCCACAGGTGGTGGAGGTGGACCAAGTTCTGGGGCAAACCCAGGAAATCCAGGAGGATCCGGAAGCGGAGGTGGTGGACAAGATGGAGATGACCCAGGTGGTAGTGGTAATTCACCACCAGTGAGTCCACCTCAAGGAAACCCAGGAGGAACAGGTAGAGGATCAGGCGGAGTATCAAATAACGGTGGCGGCGGTGGCGGCGGCGCTGGAGGTGCTGGTAATAGTGCTAACTTAAATGCATTGGGTGGTACTGGTGGATCTGGTTCTTATATTCCAAATACATTTTTAGGTCCTGCTGCTCCAAGTAGAGGAGAAGGTGGACCGGTAGGATCAACAAGATATTTTGCAGGTGGTGCCGGTGGAGGTAATCATACACTATATGGACCTCAAGCAGTTAGACCAGGAGGTGTTGGTGGCGGTGGAGATGGTGGCCCAAGCGGAAACCCAGGAAGTACCAATATGGGTGGTGGCGGAGGTGGTGCCAATAAACCAGGAGGATCTGGAATAGTGGTAATAAGGTATAAATATCAATAAGGATTAACTATGGCACATTACGCAAAAATATCAGAAGAAAACCAAGTGTTACAAGTATTAGCATTAGATGATAAAGATAATACTAACGATGCTAATGTTGAAGTTGAATCTTTAGGTCAACAATATTTAGAAACACATAATAATTGGCCTGCACATCTTTGGATTAAAACTTCTTACAATACATATGAAAATACACATAGAGAGGGTGGCACACCTTTTAGAGGAAACTACGCTACGATAGGTGGTGAGTGGGATAATACAAATCAAATTTTTTGGCCTGAAAAACCTTTTCCATCTTGGGAAAAAGATATTTCAAATGCTAAATGGAAAGCTCCTATTGACGCTCCTGCATTAACTGCGGAACAACAAGCAGCTAATGATGCTGAAACTGCTGCATGGGTATATCAATGGAATGAAAATGCTTATCAAGAAGATAACACAACCGGTTGGGACTTGACAGATATTTCAATATAAATTAAAAAAGGTGGTGGTATGCAGAAGAAAGTATTAACAGAGCAAGCATTATATTATGGTGATATTTCAATGCCTAAAGGTTTTGAAATTAATCACAATGAACTAAAATCAGATATATTAGAATCACTTATTAAAAATGAAAAGTTTATATTTAATAAAAGTTGGGATTTATTAAATACTTACATAAAAGATTTTTTTAATGTTAAACATAAAAAAGGTTTAATAAATAAAGAGACTTGGGGAAATGTTTATGCAGCTAAAAAAACTACAGAACCTTTGAAAGAAATTGATCCAGTAGATTTAAAAAACTCTGCAGACTTTGCATTACTATATGGAGTAGAAGTAAAAGATTGTTTTATTAAAATCTATTATGATGACAATAGACGTAAGGGAAGAAGTTGGGATATAGAACTTAAAAATAATATGTTCATAATGTTTCCTACAACTAACATGTATATTATTTCTAATAAGCATACAGATAAATCATTAAATTTTATTCAGACAATAACTTACGATTATATTTAAAATAAATGAATCTATCTAATTACTATTGGTATTTTACCTCTGTAATACCTCCTAGAATATGTGATGATATTATTGCGTATGGATTATCTAAAAAAGAGTCAATGGCTCTTACTGGTGGTTATGAAAGACAAAAAGGTGACAAGCCTTTAGATAAAAATGAAGTTAAAAATTTAAAAAGAAAAAGAAACTCTGATTTAGTTTGGTTAGATGACCCATGGATATATAAAGAATTAACTCCTTATATTCACGAAGCAAATAAAAATGCTGGTTGGAATTTTCAATGGGATAGATCAGAGTCTATTCAATTTACCAAATATAAACTCAATCAATATTACGATTGGCATTCTGATTCTTGGGATAAACCTTATACTAGAAAACAAAATGCTGATGGCACTTGGCCATTAGATCATGGTAAAATTAGAAAACTGTCTATGACCTGTCAGTTAACTGATGGTTCTGAATATAAAGGTGGTGAATTAGAATTTGATTTTAGAGATTACGAACCTCCTATGAGAGAAGAAGCTAAACATTTAAGACAAGCAAAAGAAATATTACCTAAAGGGTCTATAATTGTTTTTCCATCGTTTGTATGGCATAGAGTTAAACCTGTAACAGAAGGAACTAGATATTCATTAGTCATGTGGAATCTTGGATATCCTTATAAATAAATGTTTATATATAAAGATAAAATAAATAAAAAAATATGTGAAGATTTAATAAACGTATTTGAAAAAAGTAATGACAAACATCAAGAGAAGAAACAAGATGTACTGATGACATCTTTATTTTTGAATAAAAATGATCCTCGTGTGAGAGAATATTTTATTCATCTAACCTCAATAAAAAATAAATATATAAAAAAATATATTTATATAGATAGAGGACAAGAACCTTGGAATATATATAAAAATGTTAAGATTCAAAAGTACGAACCAGGTGAAGCTTATTTTGGTTGGCATTCAGAATCAACAGGACTTGAAGATAGCAGAGACAGAATATTAGTGTACAGCACTTTTTTAAATACTGTAAAGAATGGAGGAGAAACAGAATTTTTTTACCAAAAAGAAAAAATAAAACCAAGACAAGGAACTACAATTTTATTTCCCGCTTTTTGGACTCATGCACACAGAGGAAAATTTTCAACAGAAACTAAATATATAATAACAGGTTGGTACACTTATGAATAATATAAAACTATTAGAATATTTTAGAACACCCATATGGGTAGAATACAAACCAGAGTTTGTAAAATCTTTAAATAAAGCTTCTAACAAATACATTAAAGAAGCAAGAGATAGAAACAAAACACATATAAAAAAATATGGTGACTTTGGATTATCACATCATTCAACACCATTAACATTAGATAATAACTTTTTAGATTTTAGAAATTATGTTGGTCAAAAGTCTTGGGAGTTTTTAGATTGGCAAGGTTTTGATATGCAGCAATATCAAACTTTTTTCACTGAGATGTGGGTACAAGAGTTTGCTAAAAAAGGTGGACATCATTCAGCTCATGTACATTGGAATCAACACGTATCAGGTTTTTACTTTTTAAAGTGTAGTGATAAAACATCTTATCCAGTATTTCACGAACCTAGAACAGGAGCAAGAGCTACAAAATTAAAACAAAAAGAAAATGCAGTTTATATAAATGATTTAATTAAACTTGATATAAAGCCAGGAACACTTGTTATTTTTCCTGGTTATTTAGAACATGAATTTGTTATTGATTATGGTATTGATCCATTCAGATTTATACATTGGAATATTCAAGCAGTAGAAAAAGTATTAGCGAAAGATATTTAATATGTTTTTTGTAGAAGATAAAAATTTTTTAAATGAAAAACAAATAAAACATATTAATGATAATATATTAAATGTGCACATACCTTGGTTCTTTCAAAAAAATACTGTTAAATCTAAAAAACAAAAACCATATTTAAGTCACACTGTTTTAAGAAGACCAGAAGAAAGAAAAAAAGGAGAAGAATTTAATTCAATAGAAGCTAGTTTTTGTATTGATGTCTTAAATTCTTTTTGTAAAAAAAATAATATTAAACATAAAGAACTGTTAAGAATAGCTTTTAATTTATCTTATAATAATGGATTTGAAAAATGTGATGTTCATAAAGATCATGACTATGATCATAAACAATTAATAGTTTATTTAAATGATTGTGACAAACAATCATACACTGTAATAAAAAATAATAAAAAAGAAATAAAAATAAAACCTGAAAGATTTAAAGGTGTTTGTTTTGAGAATAAACCACACTATCATTATTTTCCAAAAGAAGGTACAAGAGTTATATTAATAATAACATTTAAATAAAACATGTTTAAAAAGAAAAAGTATACAGTTATTCGTCAAGCAATATCAAAAGAACTAGCGGCTTTTATTGCAAATTATTTTAGTATGCAAAAACAAGTTTATGATACCTGTATAGCAAAAAGATACATTTCACCGTTTGAAAAATTAATTGGTCACTATGAAGGTAAAGATCAACAGATACCAGATACTTATAGTCAGTATTCTAATATTGCTATGGAAACATTAATGTTAAAATGTCAACCTAAGATGGAAGAAGTAACAGGTCTTAAATTATATCCTGCTTATACTTATGCTAGAATATATAAAAAAGGTGATGAATTAAAAAGACACAAAGATAGATTTAGTTGTGAAATATCTACTACAATGAATTTAGGTGGTGATGATTGGCCAATATATTTAGAGCCATCTGGTAAAGAAAATATGAAAGGTATTAAGGTAGATTTAAAACAAGGTGATATGTTAGTATACTCTGGTTGTGAACTAGAACATTGGAGAGAAAAATTCAAAGGCAAAGAATGTGTACAAGTATTTCTACATTATAACAACCGTAAAACACCAGGCGCAAAAGATAACATGTTTGATAAACGTCCACATTTAGGTCTTCCACCTTGGTTTAAAAAATAGTATATTATGATGGAGACAGGGCACCACCACACCTCCCTGTCTCCTTTATAATATTATGAAAAAATTTATAGAGCTTTTATCAGAAACTACTTTAGCTACTCCAGAACAAAAACAAAATGAAATTTGGGACGTAGAAGGTAGA